GCGCCGTGCGCCGTATCGGTAACGGTGATGGTAGAGGAGCCGTTGGTCGCGCCAAAGGTGACATCACCAGCGGATGTCGTTGCCCTGATAGGCGTTATATCGTAGTAGCTGTTGCCCTCTTCGATATAGTATTTCCACGTAGACCCAATGCCAAGGTAGCGCACACCGCCAAGACTAATCCAAGAGTGTAGCGCCCTGCCTGTGCCGAGATAATAGTTAGAGCCAAGCTTTAGCCAGCCACCCACCTTCTCGACTCGGCCTTTTCTAAACCGAATTAAATTACCGTCTACCCAGCCGCCCTTCGCCGAATAATCAGTGCCTTCCTTGTCGATGCCGGGTTTGAAATCTAGTGTCTGTAATGGCATTAGGCATTACGCCAACCGTATGATCGCACCCGTAGCCGTTGGGCTGGGGAACACGATAGTAAAGTCTCCAGCGGTGCTTGTTTTGTCTCCGCCGAAATCGACCACTGCACAAGCCTTGTCAGCTTGGGTGTCATTGTACAGCATCATGCCTCTCGCCGTAACAGTTGCCGTGCCAAAAGTCAAGTCCGCAAAATCACAAATTGCGGTAGTCCCGCTAGTGGTTGGCGTAACAGAAGTAGCCGTAGCGCCGCCAGAGGTGTAGTTTGTGCCACTGGCCTGCCCTGTCGTTGTGAAAGCCGTTGTCGCAGCGCCTAAAGTTGCGCTCGAAGTGTAAAGCGCAATCTTGAAAGCATTGCCACTAGAGGCGGTAAAATTGTGTGTACCAACTAAAAGCTCTTGCTTAAAGCTGGTGGGAATCGCACTGGTGATAGCCATATCAAAGCTCCTTAATTATTTTCGCCATATCTTCATGGCCCTGAGAGGCCAACAAGCCTCTTATTGTAACTCTGTCAGAGGCTACAGAATTTTTCATACCCATCAATATTAAGGTATAAACTTGATCTCGGAAAGCCTCTGCCTGCAAACGAATATGAGGCGCAGCCTCTTCAGAAATTCCTAATATCTTTTTCGTTGTCTCTTTTGCCCAAAACTCTACGTCATGACCACGATTATGGGTGGTCGAAACCATGATCTGCCCTAGCTGAAAATCTCCCTGTGACATGACTACCCCTTATACGGTTCTGGCGACGATGGCAACTCCACCGTCTCTAGGTTGTGCTTCTTAACCATCTGAGCAAGCTCAGAGCGATCACACACCACCCACTCGCCTTCTGGGTTTGGCATTGCCACCTTGGGGTTAGCCAGCCGGTGGTATCCGTAAAGCCTCTCCTGCAAGGGCACGTTCTGATCGAGCAAGGATGACCGAGGGCTAACGCCAATCTTTATCCCTATTGCGATCATCTTGCAGATCCAAAACTCAAGACACGCCCTGCCAGCCTCAGCAAAGTGCAAGTTGTTCTTATAGCTGAAGTCCATCCCAAACAGATCAACCTCACCAACCTTATTATACGCCGCAAAAGCCAGTGCGTAAGCAACCGTTGTATTCATGTAGGCGCATCTCTGGTCTTTCACCACCTCTTCAAGCGGATACTCAACCAGCGCCGGCACGCGATCATCTAGCTCACACGTATATATCGGCTTCTCAAACTTTGGCAGAAGCTTACGCATGACATTGGTCTGGTTGCCTGCATCATCCGTATCCAAAAACCGGCTTACCGGATCTAGCATGAACACTCTGTCGCACTCAAAAACCGATAGGGCTGAATTAATCACCCATACCTCGTCCCACTCGACGCTGTTCTCTTTGCCGATCACGTAGTCAATTTGACTAGCGCCCAGACCGATTATTGCTATCTTCTTGCCTTCTAACTCTTTAATTGGTTCCAATTAGCTCACCCCTGTCCGTAATAAGTCATACCTGTACTCGTCTCGGGTATTTCGACCTTCACTCAGATTCTTCATCCGAGAGATGCCTTCCTTGAAACGAGCCTCGAAGTTGGCTATTACGTCAGGAGCTTCTTTTAAAAATACAGCCGCCTCAACCAAGGTGCCGTACAGCAATGGATCGGGATGATCCGTTGACAGGATTGTCGTACCAGAGTCGCTGCCAGCGGTCAGTGACGCCGGCTTGTACAGGTAATGCAATTCTGCCGTGTAACCAGAATCTGGAATCGGCGACAGCTCAAAGGCTGCTTCATCAAACAATGAGTAATACTTTGGCCGACCAGTTGTTGTTGTGATCGGGCTATATTCCTTAATGAAAGATGGATGCTTAAAATCCAGATAATGGTACTTGTTGTTGCTATCAATAACCGCCAATGAGAACGGTGCATAGTAATCGCTTGGGGTTGCCAAGAATCGATTGCTTGCCGACAACGTACCCTGCACATTCTTTCTTTGCTCTGGTAGCTGCACCATCTTAAAGATGCGGCTCTCAGACTCCTGAATGAACGTATTCAGATTGTTGTTGAACGTAGTCTCATTGACCTGCAAGTAATCCTGCACGGTCGATTTAAGCGTTGCTAACGTGAAGCTCATGACGTAGTTACCTCCACATTCCCAACACTACAGGTTATTCCAAAAGTTTGCAAAGTTGTGCCCAAAATTCCATCTCCCACGTTGGTGTAGACGGTAAAGAAATTGTTGTCATTTCCGTCAGCAGCTTGATCTGGCCTAGTTATCTGCAAAGCCTGCGGATCAAAAGGCGGTGGCTTCGGCATGAGCTGAGGATGCTTAGGTGACCACTGGTCTGGCCCTACTAAGAAGCCGTCCCATGTCATCTTCATATCCTTCAGGCGATAGCGAAAACCCGATATATCACAGATCCCGTAAGCCTTCTTGTTGGATGCGTAAGCCATTAGGCTATGTTATACCCGCGAAGATCAGGGGCTATCCTGAACGATGCCCGGTCTTCGTCTTGACTCAAGGCTCGTTGAAACTCTTCTTCGTACAATCCTTTAAGCATCTGCACCTTTTCTGGTGCTCNCTTTAACGCTAAATAATATGCCAGCCCAGCGGCAAGGCACGGGTAAAACCGAAAGGGTATTTGCAGGGTGTTAACCCCTGCGTCAGCGTCATCCATTCGGCTTAATACGTTTAGGTAAATGTCGTACTTNGCGCTCTGATCTGGGGCAGGCCAAACCGTTACGGTTGGGCTAATCTGCTTGTCTACAAAGTATTGATTAGGCTTTCCGGTGCTAGACTTAACCGACATATTGGCATATTCAGCCCGGGACATTCGGCTCAGTGGAACGTCTGTTGATACGCCCCCGATAGTCTCACGAATAAATGCGTCAAGCACATCGATGGTTGCCGTTGGGTTGACCGCATCAATCGTGTACGAGGTCGTATCCTTGACCATCGCTAAAGTTTTTTGATTGATCGTCCACTGATTCAAACCCCTATTTGCCCACTCAGCGAGCATTAGGTTCAGGGATCTGTTAGCAGTTTTCAGGTCGTAGCCGGTGCGAAGCTCTAAGCCGCAACGCTCAAAGGCCTCTTCAACGTAATCAGCTACGTCTAATTCAAAATCTTTACTTCCGCTTACCGCCATCTTTATCACCTGCGTAGAGGTTGTTGAAAACCTGATTCACGTCAAGAGTGTAGTCTAAATCACTTTTGGAGTAGTGGATATGCTGTGACGGTTTAAAGTCTGGCGCACCATCACCCGTTTCAAACCAAGCAGGGTGCGTTACCCTGACCCTGTTGTTGGGTAGCGCGACGATATTGCCAGTCCACTCCCCAGCGTCAAGAAGCTCCAANATGTGACTCTGTTTGTGTTGCGCGGGGTCATCCGCTATCTCGTTCTCTGCATAATCCACTGTGAAATAATACTTCGCCGGATAAAACTCACCATCAATCTTGGCAAGCCAAGGGCAAGGTGTGCAACGGTCAAGGACGTAAGTAGCGTGATTATAAGAACTGCAATCCCAAGGTTGAGCAGCCCAGACAGGCATTGCCTCAGGCCAATCGTCAAGTGGCGTGTCAGCAACCAAGGCCGTGATAGGCATTCTTGCCCACATGGCTCCACCATGTGCGTTTTGCTCATCGTCATCGTCGTATGTCTCTGCCCCGGTAAAAATCACCTGAAATGACAAGCACCGAGTCGGCATGGTGGTTACAGCAATGGCCATCGCATGGATGAACTCCCCATGATACTTCTCATGGTTGTGCGTGTACTCCTTCCGAACCCAGCACTTGAAGTGAGGGATATTGCTCTGAAGGTAAGCCACTATCTACGACCAAATAATCCCGTCTTTTTGGCGGATGGTTTCTTGATTCCACCTTTTGCTGCGCCCTTGGTCTTCATCGCGGCACCGCCCTTAGCGTAACCCTTGGTCTTCATGGCTGCACCGCCCGTGTTCATGCCGCGTGGCGTACTACCACCTGATCGGCGCGCCGCAGCACCGCGCATGGCTGTTGCCTTGGTTGGTCGGGTCGAGCGGCTCTGAGGAAGAGCGCCAAGCTTTGCTGTGTCAATCGCCTTCGGGCCACCAGAAGGAGGGAGGCGTTGAGCAGTTGTTCCGGGGGGTGCCATCGCCACACCGCCCATGTTCATACCACCCGGCTTCGCCTTCCTACGTCCGCCCATGCCGCCTTTAGCGCCAGCTCTTTTACCGGGCTTGTAGCCGTACTGATCGGACAGGTCTTGAATTACGCTTGTTGACTGCTTACTGCCTTCTCTTCCCTGAACGGAATCTAAAAGATTTTTTTGCGCTTTGCTTAACGTAGATCGACGTTGTGCGCGTGTTGTTGGAGCGCCGCCACGACTGTACCCTTTTGCCTTCATCTTTTTCATTATCGCCTCCCAAATAAACCGGAATTGCCGGGTTTTTTCCTGATAGATCCGCCTTTCGCGGCGAATGTTTTCACCATTGTAGGCTTTCCGCCCACACCTTGTCTCTTAGATCTTTTTCGCGCTACCGCACTTTTTTTCTGACCTTCCGTCATGCTTGCCGCTTTTGCCGCCGGTACGCACTTTGGGTAAGCTCGGCCATTTTTTTTTGATGCGTTTTTTCGGCCACACGATTGATACTTGCCATCCTTCTTTGGGGCACCGATATCTACCCAATCTTCGCTAAACCATTTCTTTAGCCCAGTTCTAGCCACGGGGCACTCGCGTCTTCTTTTGCTTGTTTGGCATGATAGCGCCACAGCCACGACCCTGAACCATCACCGTTCCGCCCATGTTCATTTTCTTTGCCATACTCTTGGCGATAGCGGTGCCGCGCTTACGCTCGTAACGGCTTAGCTTGCCGTCATTATCAAGATCGCTTTTCTTCGGATCTAAGCTCACCTCGCCGCCAGTAGCGCCTTTGTATTTTCCACCCATCCGCTTGTACTCCTGAACCATCCAGCCGTTTGCATATGCGCTCGGGTAAACATCAAACTTAGCCTTGGCCTTAGCCTTAGCTTTTGCATAAAGGCTTGGGTTGGCTACATTCTTAGGGGCAGAAGATTTCACAGCTACCGCCTCCTTCGAGAACCTGTGTATGAAAACTTAGGAGCCGCTTGCAGTGCTGGGGCTTGCGTAACTTGAAATGGCCCTGAAAAGCTCCCGTCCGGAGGTATCTCTCCTGCAAGAAATCCTGATTGACTGTATGCAGGAGCGCCAGTCTTTATATAACCAACCCCCGGGCCACCGCCGGGCATACCGCTCTGCTTGGTGCCCATTATTGGCGCAGGAACTCCCGACCTAACGTAATCACCGGGATCGTACTGAGTGTAATCTCTGCCGGTATCCGATCCCTGAGCGTACTGCGTCAAATCTAAGTCTTGGCCATAAATTAAACGCTCTCCCTCTGGGAAGGTAGTCCCAGCAGAGCCTCCGCCGGCAGGGTTAAAGCCAGCCGCTTCGGACGCTGATGGCCCGTAGTCCATGCCTGCATCATAGGTTTGCCCTGCACCGGGAACGAACCCGCCCATAAAGTTTTCATAGGGCGTTCCGCTAAACCCGGGGCCGGGTTCAACAACAACGTCGCCAACATCTACATCTGTGTCGGTGCCACCCGTGCCGCCGCCAGCGGGAGGTGCTTGATTGGCCATTTGAGCCATGATGTCTTCGGTAATTTGTTTGCGTAAGGCCTCGGTATCAACTTCTCCGGGTATTTGGCCGCGAAGCGCCTCAATCTGCTGCTGTACAGGGTCTAGGGCGGAAGTGATGTCCGTCTGCCTTTGGCCTGCAATCGACTCAGACAAGCCAGACAGGTCGTCTTGGGTCAAACCAGCAGCCTGCAACGCCGCTATCCTTGCGGCGAGGTCAGTTCTTTCTGTGCCAGCAGTGTCAATTGCCTGCTGAAAAGCAACCGTCTGGTCGTTGACTGTGGCAAGCTCTGCCTGAATCTGGTCGATCGGCAGAGCACCAAGGTTTTCTTGAATGCCACCTATCCTGCTTTCTAAGCCAGCAATTAATTCAGAAACCTCTCCACGCAACAATTCAGATTGATCCACATTCCCGGTTTCTACATCGCTGTAAAGAGATTCTAACTGCGCGTTTAGGTCGTCAATCTCGGTTTGTGCCGCTAGAGCAGATTCCTGCGAGGCTTGGTCAAGACTTAAAATTTCGGAGTCAATACGCTCATTAATGGCCGCGAGATCAGAGCTTACACCCTCGATTCTTGTAGAAAGATCTGCGGTTCCAGAAGCCTGCTGNCCTGAAAGCTCATCAATTTGCTGAGCAAGCGCAGTATTATCGGTTGAGAGGGCTGCTATCTGCTGTTGCAGTTCAGGTATTGGGAGTTCGCTTAACTGGCCTGTAACGCCACTAATTTTGCCTTCTAGGCCTGCAAGCAAGCTTCCGGTCTCTGCTCTTAAAGCTTCTGACTGAGCTAAATTTTCTTCGTTAATTGACTGCTCTATAGTCTTGAGCTGGTCGTTAAGGGATGTAATTTCATCTTGAGCGAGCTGAGCCGAGGCCTGCTGGTCTTGGTCAAGCTGCAAATACTTTTCATCGATCGTTTGGTTAACCTGAGTAAGATCTTCGCTGAGAACACCTATTCTCTCTTTTAGATCGCCAACCAAAGAACCTTGCCGGTCTTCCAAGTCGCCAATGGCCTGAACCTGCGCCTCTCTAACTAACTTGTCGCCTTCCTCAATTTGACGGGCCAGAGCCGCTCTTTCATCTAAGCCGGCCTGCCGCAAATCTAACGTCTCTGCGTCAACCCCTCGGCGCATATCCTCTATCTGGCCCTCAAGGGCTTTGGTTAGCTCTGATCTTTGTCCAAGCGCAGCATCTTCTGACGTTGAAAGTTCTTGCCTCAGTAGCTGTTGAAGGCTGTCAATTTCAGACTGACGAGCTGCCGTAGAGGCCTCTTCCGCCTCTCGCTGCTCAGCCATAATCTTTTCATACTGCTCAGCCAGCAACTGGTCAGTGTCAGGCATGATGGCTTCTAAAGTCCGCATTGAGGGAGCCGGCGGGGCTTCTCTCGCACCCCTATCGTAAGCTGGGCGCTGCGTCAAATAATCGCTTAGACTGGCATAAGGGGATGCTGAGCTACCGTACTCGTCCTGAGCTGCCTGTAAATCGCTGGATATAGCCATTAGATGCCAATGCCCCTTATTCTCATGTTTTGCATGATCTGCCTGCGTATTGCTTCCATATCCGGCGCATCCATCTCTCGCCGGTTTCTTTCTGCAAAGTATTGCTCAGGAGGCGGCGCAAGCATATTTTGCAGAGGAGCTTGCATGCGCGGCTCATCTCGTTCCGACTGAACTCTACGCATGAGATCTCTGAACATGCCTCCACGGGGCATAGGTCTATCTTCCCGACCTCGCATCTGCTCGGTAAGCTGTGCAATCCGTCCCGCTAAACCGCCCCTTTGTCGATAAGAATCTTTTATCCTGCGGCTTGGAATCCGTCTACGTTTAACGCCGCCCTTTTCGTCTCTGTCATCAATGCGGTTCCCGTTTCGGTCTTGAAAATCGTTAGTCCGCATCATTGGAGGAAGCTGGCCTTCGTCCCCAAAAATATCATCTAGGATAGGAGGTCTTGGCGGCTTTGGTGGTGCCGTCTTTATGTAATCAGGAACGTCACCGCGCTGTGGCTTTGGGGTGCGATCTAGAATTGGGAAATCAACTATCAAATCGTCGTTCCCACTCGGAACCGGCACAGTATCTGGGTACTGCCCGGGGCTTCTTTGTCCGCCTTGCAGCCTTTGTAGCATTTCTGCCAAACCCTCAATACCGCCAGACCTGCCGGGAATTTGTGGCATTTGCTGTTGCTGCGGAGCGACTCCGCCAGCCGCTTGATCTTGCATGGCAAAGAGTTTCGCCTTGAGCATCTCATACTGAGGGGTGCCCTCTTGCATCTGGTTCAGTTGCGAATTCATGTACTGAATTTGCGGATAAAGGGGGCTGGATTTTATTCTTTCCTGCCGCTCGTAAAACTCTTTGGGTGCTGCAAAGCTCATATTAGGTCACCAATTTTTACACGACCAGTAAGAGGCCGTGAAAACGTCTTTTTTCTTTTGAACCGCATCGCAATTGTGTCTTGCGCGAAAATTGCGCCGGCGCTCTGGGTTATCTCGCTTGATTTCCATGTTGCTATCGCCGTAGCGAACCACCTTTACCTGATCGCCCTTCTTGGCTAGAACCTTAAACTTTTTGCTCTCGCCAGAGGTGCGAACCTGCTTGTTATAGCCGGGGAACGTCTGGCCGCGATACCGCAGCCGTCCGCTCTTTAACCGCTCTACGTCAGAGGTGGTAGCCATCAAGCATACTCTTTTATGACTTCTAAAATGACGGTGTAAGTGTCCGCACTGCTTGCGCCGATTGTCGTGAACAGAATGTCCCCNGTCACACCGCTGCCGGCATTATTAGGAATGCCGGTGAAGTCAGAGTAATCGTGGAAGCCATTGCTGTCTGGTGACAAGCCGATGATTAGGGTATTTGCTGTTGCATCGCACAATAGCTCAACCCCCATCCCAACACACTGCCACCATATCTTACACACGGTAACTTTAGTGCAAGCTTTACCGGCAGAGTTAGCCGTCAAGGCTGAGACATCAACCTTGACTACATTCGCCTCTCCGGTTCCGTCACTAATGTTAGTGAATTTAAGGACAGCCTTACGCTCTCCATCCTGAATGGTTTGACTTGTTACTGCATCTGCCATTGCCTATCTCCTATTTTGTGGATTAAGCGTTAGCGAAGGGCGTAACAATCGTTCCTGAACCAAGCAGCAAGGTGTTATGTACAAGGTAGCTGGCTGTATCAATTGCTGTTACTTGAATGACGCTGCCGACCAAACCGCCTTTGGTTGAGCCGTTAAAAGTCATCACGTCATTATCAGCAGCGGGGAAGAAAGCTTTCTTCGCGCCGTCATCGACAGCAACCATCGCTGCACCTTTAAACTTGTCGGTGCCATCGGTAAGGATGTCCAAGTCAGTGGCTGCGGTTTCAATGTAGAAAAAGAAAGACGCGCCAATGTTGTTGCCTTGGTTTGGAGACGTTGGGTCAGCGGGAGTGCTGGAGTCGATAGATGGCAAGGTGAACTTACCGTCTGCGTCGTTGAGCAAAATAATCTTGCCAGCGTGAGCCGCCACGGTAAGCGTGGTGTCTGCTGATAAGCTGATGCTGCTGTTTACGCCTGCGGTGATGAAGCCACCAAGCGAGCGTACTGGGCCGGAGAATGTTGTTTGTGACATTAGTATAACCTCTTTACGAAAGGATTCGCCCCAGAGTCTTCGTAAACGTCTGCTGAGTCAGTCGCTGGGGCTGGGTTTATCTCAGACCTACAGTCTATGACAACTGGGCAGTAAAAAAAAGTTCATTTATTTCGATTTATTTGTGTATACATTGTTGCACATCGACACGGGATCAGTATAATAGAGGACATCAACAACGCAAACGGAGAATGATGATGACAGTTAAAGTTTACCAGTTTCACCTAACGCAAGCCGACGAAGCTCTTTTGAATAAAGATGGTTGGCTGGC